CAAGCGGTATATCCTCATGGGCATTGATAAGTGAGAGCTTCTTTTCGTAAACCTCTCTTTCGACCTTAAGCTCGTAAGGCTCCTCCGGCTCCTTAGCTGGAGCTTGCTGTTTTTCCTGAGAGGGCCTTGCAGCCGGAGTCTCCTCTTCAGGCCCTACCGGCGAAAGCTCCTTACTTCTGGCTTCGTCAAGCTTTGCCGCAATTTCCTCAACCAGATTAAACCTAGGGTCTTCCTCTGGCTTTGGAGGCTGAATAGCAGGCCTTGCTTCCTGGTCCGTCTGCTGATCTGTCTCAGGTACTTGCTTTTCGTCCGTGTCCATGATCTCTCCCTACTTTTACAGGTTTACGGCTCAATGTCCTTTGATATAGAACCAGCTTGCAACATGGCTTCTCCAGTGCTTACCAGTTCATTGAGCCAGTCGATACTAAGCCTTACAATCTTGATTCGTTCCTGTGCCTTAGCTATTTTGTCAACGTCCCTTACGGGATCCGCCTCCAAGAGAACGCCTATTGCCTTTCTTATCTCCTGCTCCGCGCACCCAAGCACGTACATGCCTATACTAGACTTAAAAAACTCGTGCGCTTCCTTAGCAAGAGACAGTCTGGCGTAAATTTCCCGGTCGTCCGCAAAGCCGAACTCAAGTTCCGTACTGGCCATAAGGCACCTCGGGCCGCATTCTACCTAAAAGTGATATTCCCGCAGGGGGCTTTTCCCCGGAAACAGGATTCATAAGTTCCAGATACTTCTGAGTTAGTTTTGCATCCACATCCATTTTCTTTCGCTGTATCTGTCCCATTTCCTTTAGTTTGGCAAGAAAGATCCTTGTCTCGCGTTCGACGTCCCTGTCATAAAGCTCCTGCGTAGCCTGCTGCAACTGCTGCGCAAGCTGTATCTTTTCCGGATCAGTCTGCATTCCGTTCTGCAAGAACCGGAAGCAGTCTTTGTAGCCAAGCCTGGAGAACACTTCCTTTGCAACCTCTGCGAAGTTGTATACTCCCTGACCGATTGCAAGGCACTCATTAAGAATTCTCATTCCGATATGGAAGTTATTTATCTTCATCATAGGGTCAGTTGCACCCATGCCTACGTTAACCCTAATCGTAATGTCCCGCTTCAAAAGCTCGTCCGTTACCTTGTCAATACCATAGCGTTGAATCAGACCCGCTCGGCCTGCTACAACTGCAAGTACATAGGGATCGTTTTCGTAAACCTGCTCCAGCTTTATAAGCTGCCTTAAAACGGGCTCCATCCAGGTTTCCGCAAACACCCTTAGCTCGGTCTCCTTAATCATGTTTACGGAGCCACGAAGCATGGAAAGACCGCCCACGGTCTCGTTCAGTCTACGGTTCGTGTTCAGGGTGGACGCGCTAAAAAGACCAATCACCTCGTCAAAATCGGCATTTAACCGGTCCTGCTCTGCGTAGGCGCTTGAAGTTACGTCGTGAAACTCCATCGGAAATACGTCCGGACCGTCCGGCCCATGCATTCTTCCGACAAAGGTTACACCGCCAGGAACGTTCCTAAGCAAGCTTTTTATATCGACCTGCGCTCCTGCTCTAACGAAAAAGCGCTTGTTCAGACACAACTTTACGTTGTCTGCACGCTGGTTCGCATTTTCGTTTATTTCCTTCTGCAACTGCTCCCCTAGTTCACAAACACTTGTAGGATAAATCTTATGCGGTTCTACTAGGCAGTAGCCCATAACATAAGGTCTTACCCCGTGATGATAGACTTCCTCCAGGGGCTTAGGCTTTGTAAGCAGCGTTTCCGTACCCAGGGTCTTAAAAACAATGTCCCTTCCGCCGATGCGAAAAATGTTTTCATGAACCCATACAATATCAAAGCTCTTTAGGGAAGGTGTTACGGAAACATCGTACTTTTCCTGCCTGTTATCTTCCCTTGTTAGCCTAGTGGAGTCGTATGAGTGCCTAGTTGCTGAGGCAATCTGATCGTCTGTTACCGGAAGCCACTTTGGCTCGCCGTTTTCGTCTAGTTCCTTTAGCTTGTTCTTCAAATCTACGTAAAACATCGGAATCATATCGACAAGAAACGGACTCGAATTTATAGGATCCAGCCAGTCTGAAGCCGGATGAATTCTAAAGTTCTCAACGGGTCTTATTTCGACCCAGGGCTTGTCCTTTACAGGCACCCTTTTTACGATCTGCGAAATAAGCGGATTACCGTCCTCGTCATAAACGGGTTCTCCGTTCAAAAGTACCGGCTGATACTCGACTTCTTCCTTTTCCTCGTAAATCCAGTATTGCTTGCTTACAACAACTCCGTATGTCCAAGCGTCGTAAAGGGCTCCAAGAACGACCAAAAACCAAGGAATACCGTTCCCCGAGCGGTTATCTAGTCTGTACTGCAAAAGCTGCTGCTGTACCCGGGCACTTGCAACTTGCACAGGGTCGTCCCCGTTTTCTGGCTCCATTGCTACAATGTCTGGGTTGGAAAAGAACGCAGCTACGGCCATAGCTTCCGTGGTTCTATAGGCACTTCTGGTTTTGGGCCTAAAGAACTTGCTTCTGTACTGATAGGGCGCAGTCAGGTACTTGCTTCCAAGTTGATGCTTATTCATCATGTGCCGAAGCGAGTTCTCCCATTTGCGCCTGTAGTTAGCGTCCACGTAGGAAGTGGACACTGAATATGCCTCCTTGGCAAGATTCACCCAAAAGTCGTCCGGCAACTCCTGTGGCTCCGCGGAGGTGGCAAGTTCAGTAACTTCCCTAGAAATATAATTCGTAACGTCAGGAGGGGTGTCTCTCATCGCCCTTCTCCCATAGTGATAAGCCTAGAGGAAATCATTCTGTGAACGGGCTGCTCTTTTTCAGGAATACCGTCATAGCGAGTAACCATTCTTACGCCTTCGTCGTCGCATCTGCCAAGAGTACGCTCCAGGATCTCTCCGCCGGCAAGCATGGCTTTTCGCCTTACCGAATCGTAGGTATCAAAGTCTAAGATCCTTCCGACATATCCGTGCATACTCAGACTTGTGCGATCCCGTATCGTCCAAACTCCGTTGTCTGCATCAACTCTTACTTCCCAAAGCGCTCCAGTCTTGGAAAACGGGTAGAGCCTTTGCAGGGTATCCATAATCTCTCCCGCAAGCCTCCTGGCACTTAACTTCGTGTCTCCCCTGTGAAGCTCGTGCCGTTCGAACTCGGTTATTACCTCCGGGCTCCTTGAAATATATGGCATTTCTTCTATTACTCCTCGATTATGCCAGGCACGGTTTCTCTTTCCAGAATGGTTCGTTTTTCTGCTTCGGAGAGCCACATGAACGCATCTAAGCTCATGTACGAACGAATTGCCGCAGGCAGCGCCCAGTAGCCAGCGGAGGCCCTCTGGCCGAGCTGCGGACCCTCCGGCTCGCCTTTACCTCCGTCGAACCCCGTAAGCAGCCCGTATGTGGATACATCTTCTATCCATCTATCTACGGGATTTTTTGCCGACATTCTGTATCGCCTCCATAAACTTTGCGCTTAAGTCCGCATAGGCAGCTTCCACCTGCGCCTGAAAGTCGTCCAGTTGCTTCTTTACACGCATTATGTTCGAGTCCACACGCATAAGCTCTTCTTCCAAGTCCCTCAGTCTGTTCTCAAGCTCCCCAATGTCCGAAATACAGCGCTCAAGATCGATTTCAGGCATGTTACGGGTCTCCAATAGCATCTGGTATCATGTCCTTTTCGTTAAGCTCAGGCATCGGCGGCTGTAGGTCTATATCGTAAACCCTGCTCATTGCGTCCAAAAGATCCTTTTGCGTCGTGGCCGGAAAGAAGAAATACTCGTTCTTTAGCAAATACTCTACAACGTTATAGGATCTACCGTTCTCGTTTATCGACATAATGGGCTTAGAAACCAAGTAGCCCTTACCCTTCTGCTCCGTAAGTATCTGTAGCTTCGTAGGCTCTCCCTCGTAGGGATAGAAAAACCTCCAGTTTTTGTGGTCAGGAATAAGCCTTCTTATGCGGTCGTCCTTTCTGTTAGAAGCGCCGCTAGAGTCTCTTACCCAGGAGACTGGAATAATCGGAAAGGTCTTCTTCTCTAGACGCATCATAATCTCGAAGTGATCTATATCGCATTGCATACCGTACTTTTCGTATCCTACAGTAACACTTCTAACTCCCTTCGCTTTCGACCACTTCCAGTACAGCTTCGAAAGAGTCCTATACCTTTCCTCTAGGCTCATCTTGTGACAGCAGCCGTCCAGGAAATACTTATTCATCTGCGCGTCCATGCCTATAACCGCAATCGCTGTGTTGCATGAACCGCGCTTTTTGGAGTTTGCAGGGTCCACAAGAATCGCAACGTTCAAAACCTCTGGACGAATTTCATAGTACCTAATCCAGTCCGGCTTGAACTCCTGCTGGGTGCCCGCAACCGGGTTCAAAAGCATCTGGCAGGCAATCACATAGTCACTAGACTCTGCCTTTTTGCGCTCCCATTCCTTAAAGGACAAAAACACAGGCTCTCCGTTAGGTGTGCCGTCTGCGGTAGCTGGATGAATCCTAGGAATTGCAGCTCCACGAGCTATCATCACAGCGTAAGTATCTGCATAGTTGTACCTTGTGCCTATGTACCAGGTTCTAGGCTGCTCGCTTTTTACCTCGCACGGCCCAGCTTCCTCAGAAGCGTCACACGGAACTACAGATAACGCAGCTTCCCCAGCCAGGTTACGGGAAAGCTCCCAGGCAGTAGTCGTCTTTAGAATCATCTCCGGAGTGTTTACACTTCGCTCAGTTACTACGTCATCGTAAATCATGAGCTTAAAATGCTTCCCGGTAGGCTGACTGTCCACTAAGCCCCATGCCTCTACGGTTGCCTCCTTTGCGTTCGTCGATCGCTTTACGATGATCCCCTCATCCTCGTTCCATAAAGGACTCTGCTTCTTAGGGTTCTCGTAGCAAATATCAGGAAACAAACGCTTCAAAGCCTCGTTTGTCTCAAACTCGCGCTTTATCTGCCTTAAAAACCCTTTTGCAATAGGCCGTGTATGTGAAAAAATACCTATCGTTATGTTCCGATCACGCAAAATTTCCTGTATCGCTCCTAAGTACGTTATCAGCGTACTCTTGTAATGACCCCTGGCCCAAAGATCCAAGTACCCGTCAGGATTACGCTCTACCTCACGGCACCTGGCAAATATCCACGGATGCTTTAGATCGTCCCTTCTGCAAAGCACAACACCCAAAAAAAACCTGTCCCAACGAGCAAGCTCTGCCCAGTAAGCGTCTACAAAGGTAGGATCGCCCACTAACTTCGCGTATACCCTTAGCGCCTGATCCATCGTGCGCTCAGGAGCCTGAAGCCAGCGAATAACCTTCCAAAGCTCCTCGTAGCCGTCCCTGTACGCAGGCTCAGTCATCTGTAGAGCCCCTGGGCTTCAAAATATCCTCAGCTACAAAAAACGCAGCTACAGACCTAGACTCCAAAGGCCCACCGTTAGGCCCGCTTACCTCAACCCTCTCAGGAGTGTCCAAACCCTTAAATTTCGCAATCGCCTTTAAGTGCTCAAGACTTAAATCAAACCGATCGGATTCCTTTACCTCGTAGTAATTCTCCACTAACTCACGCTCAATCCATTCCCTCGTAATTTCGTACTTTTTAGCTTCCTCAGCCTCAATACGCTCGATGTACTTCTTTATCGCATCGTCCTTTAACAGCTTGTGCCCACGTGCGTGATCCCCACGGTAGCCTGCCGCTTCCCAAGCCTTCTTTACCGCGCCCTTCTCCCCGTTAGCCCTGTACTTCACGTAAGCCACACAAAACGCCTTCTGCCTAGGTAATAGCCGCTTACTGTCCTTTACTACCATAGCCCATAATCACCTCTCACTTCTTTCTTCTTCGGCCCTTACGAGCCTTCTCGGAAGATACCTTCCTCGCAAAATCCTCTAACTCAGACTCACTCATCCTAAGCACGCTCTTCTCATGTACCGCACTCTCCGGGATCTTTCCCCGCTTCGCCGCAAGGGCCATCCCCATCAGCCTTCTCTGCGCCTCACTCTTCGCAGGCATTTTTAAAACCCTCCCCTATTACGTTACCTTCTACTTAACCGGCTACCCGGCCTTCCCACTCTTGTAAGCGCTTATAGCCTCCTTAGCCACAGTCCCAAAAGGAGCAGAACCACCCCCACCTCCAGCCGTAGGTGTAGGCGCCCCAAGCTGCCCCGCCTTCCACTGCCGTATCATCCGCATCAAATTGAAATACCAATCAAACGGCTTCTTCACCTTCGGCCCAGTTCTCAACATCTCCAGCAAAGTAGCCTTGTACTCGTTTGGATCCATGTTCAACGCACTCGCATTCCGCTCCGCGATCTTAGGCATGAACAGCAATCCATACCCAGGCATCTTCCTGCCCTCCTACTCGCCTACTTAACCCTCGGCGCAGGCCCCTGACTCAAATTCGGTACCCTCGGAGCCGTAAGCCCTCCGTAAACGTTCTTCAACTTCCTTTGCCTAATCTTCCCACCACCAATACTCCTCAAGTACCAACCTATGTCGTTAGGCTTTAAAGGTAACCTGAGCACACTCGACTGCGGCCCCAAAGGCTCTACCCCTTTCGAGCTACTACCACTAACTACCTTCATCTCATTAGCCTTCCCTTAACCAGGCCGTATACCGCCAAATTAACCTGAGCCGCTCAGGATCCCTAACAGTACCAACCCGCATCGCCTCCAGTACCCACTTAGCCCAACTATACCTGCCCGCATCCACCTTCCTCGCCCTCTCCCAAGCACGAAGACGATATGCAAGACGTATGCCAAGTACTAGATCCCAGGGACCCAGTACCCTCAAAGCCCGCCACGCCTGCACCAGCTTCTTCCCCATCCCACGCCCTAGTTACTAGTAATAGGTACCCTAGTACTATGTAGTCTGTTAGGTAACTAACTAGATATACTAGTACTGGAAGAAGAAGTATTGTTAGTATACTGTAGCCCATGTTTTAACCAGTAGTATAGTATAAACCTAGTACCCTAGAGATATTTTTTTGAGGGTCGCGGGGGGTACATGGACACCCACACGAGGTGGAGAGTCGGACACGTGTCTGCTGCCCCCCGCCCATGGGACCCACTCGATGGAGGATGGCTGGCCCGCTGCCCGCTGGCCGGCCC